ATGGTAGGTTGCTATCTCTGGATGGAGAATGGCAGCACACCAACTCTGACCTGTCTATTGGTCTTGGATTCAGCCCGGAAATCCTCATCGGTGAAGGACTCTATTCCGGCAACAAAGTCCAGTGGTCTCGCACAGTGTACGTGGTTAATCGGGACGGAGACTTTGGACTAATTGAGTGCCCTTAATGTCACCAGTTCCAGAGTCTCTATTTCCAAAGGGAGACTAGGGATTTCGATTGCTGTATCTGCGGTCTCCGCTTTGATGTGTACTTGGAGGATGGGTTGGTAAAGATGCAAGACCATCGAGAAGGCAACATTCCCACCCCTGGTACGTGCGTGGAGGATAACACCGGCAGATGGCATATCGGCATAGCCAAGGATGCTCCATGGTGGTGGAAGCGCAAAGACATCCACCGGGACTTTAACCCCAAAACGGGCAGGGATGGTCATGACCATTATCCCTATGCCACGTTACCACCCCGTCCGCAACAGCCCGGTCCGGGAGAGTGCGAAATGGAGGCCCCCAATGTCAAATAGCCTTTAGTGATTGGGTTGGTTATTTTCATTAAAATGACTATCAGCCCCTATATCAGAAAGAGAGGGGGTTGATTATGCCTACAGGGGTTTATGAGAGAACAGCAGAACAAAAACAGCGGTTAGCCCAATATGCTAACTGTAGAAAAGGTAAAAAGTATATAAATTCTCGGTTAACCTGCAAATATGGTCATCCGTTAACCGAAGACAATTTAACGGGAGGAAAGAGAAGGCGGTGTAAGATATGTCGCCGAAATATTGTTGAAAAGTGGAGGCTTGCTAATCCTGAAAAGGTTGCAGCTAAAACTCGTCGGTGGAGAAAAAATAACACAGAAAAAGACAAGCTTATACGCCGACGTTCCGTTTTAAAAAGGCAATATAAGTTAACTCCAGAAAAAGTAAAGGAAATGTTTGAATTACAGGGAAGAAAATGTGCTAACTTAGGGTGTGGTTCTACTTCACCGGGGCGGAGGGGGTGGGATTGGTCAATAGACCATAATCACACTACTTTGAAAGTGAGAGGAATCCTCTGTAATGGATGCAATGCTGCTTTGGGGTTTTTACACGAGAACAAGGAAAGAATTTTAGGATTGGCTGAATACCTTAAGAAATATGAGGAGGAAAAATGTTTGGACATTCTAACTGGGCTATCTTCGGCATAGAATCAGATTCTACAGTTTTTCAAAACAACCTTAATGGTGGTAATATTCAGGAGTTTCTACAAGCTACGGTTTTGGCTGAAACTAAGGGAACCGAAACTGAAAGCATAGGCATAAATCCCTTCTTTAGCCCCCGCCTTGATGAGGAAAAGGAAGTTCCCCCCGCCTTAGACTTCTCATTGAGTAATGGATGTTATGGGTTTTGGCTAATAGTAAACGGGGGTAAAGACCTTCAAGACCCGATGTCAAAAAAGGAGGCACTCTCTTACCGAAATATGGGAAGACCCTTTAAGTTCCTCGCTAAAAAGGAAAAGGAGGTTATTGAAGAACAGGTCAATTCTTCTATTGTTACTTCTCGACAACAATTTCCCGTACTCTTGGATTTCCCACATGGGCAGGCGTTTATTGAGAATACTTCCAAAGATGTTATCCTTGCTCTACGGAACATCCTTGAGGATTTAGGTGTAAAGACGTTCTCCCTCTGCTGGTCGTTCGGGGGGGCGGAATGGCCGTCTTTCTTTTTGAACAAAATCTACAACGGGACTCGCTATTCAGCGGAGATGAAATCCCGTGCGGACGAGCTTGCCAAATTCCGCCCGGATGAAGTAGAGAAGCTGGAAGACAAAGAGATGGAAAAGATTGTTTCCGCTTTCTTCGCTTTCACACCCTTGGAGAATGAGTTTGTCGCCTGCCTCGGATGCCCGTCACAGGTGCGCATCCATAAGGTCAGCGACCCTGTGGGGGTAACAAGTCCTTCCGTGGCGTTCACTCTGATGGAGATGACCAATGACCCCGAGCTTGCCGGGGCGAATCTTACCCTCGTGCAGCCGGTTGCCAAGAAGGTCAAGGGTGGCGGGGAGAAGATTGTCAACAAGCCTATCTTGAGCGTAGATATCAACCCCAATGTCAACAACTTCGACGCCGGGGCGGCATTGCTCCGGGGGTTCGACATGCCAGAATTCAGGAAGCATGTCAAGCTCGCCATCAAGGCGCAGGGCGGGTTGCAAATCAAGGATTTCTGGGCTATCTGGCTAACCGATATGCATGATGCCACGCTCACCATCGTTGACAGCATTATCAACGCCTTGGCATTAGACGGTGCGGGAAATTATGGACTGGCGGTGATTGGCACCGAAGCGGATTCCAGCGAGGAGATTAAGGATGAGTCTTGATTTCTATCTTGAGTACCCGATAAACCGGCTGCGGAACTGCCCGGAGTGCGGGTCTACTCTCCCTGAGTTGGATGAAAGGGAGGTTGTGTATGATAGCAATATCACTCACAATCTTGGCAGGATGGCAGTGGAAGCGGGTATTTATAAGCACCTCTGGCGACCCGAGGAGATTGGTATCACCAAGGCAGAGGGGCTTATTGAGCCGCTCACTAAGGCGATAGCTGAGATGAAGGCTGGCCCTGCCCGGTTTGAGAAATTCAATGCTTCCAACGGATGGGGATTGTACGTTCACTTTGTTCCCTTCGTGGAGGAAATTCTCGCAGCGTGTAAGAAACACCCGAAGGCTTGCCCTCGGGCGTCAAGATAACGCAGTATTATACAAAGGAGGCCAGTCATGGCAGTCGAAAAAGACTTTGATGAGGGGGAGACATATATCTCCCTGCCACAGGCAGAGGTAGCTGTAATCGTCATGGATGAACACGGGTTGGTGCTTCTCGGCAAAGCCAAGGAAGGCATCGACAAAGACCGGATAACCGTTCCCATCGGTCAAATCATGTCCTTCGAGTCGTTCTTTGAAACGTCCCGTCGTCTTGCTATCGAGTGGTCCGGGGTGGACATTGACCCTCAGCACGCCCTGTTTGTGTGCGAGGAAATTCGACAGGACCAACAGGTCCATCGGCTGGTGGTGTTCGTGTTCGCCAAGCGCATGGGCAGGATTTCCGGTAACTCCGATGCTCTATGGGTTGATGTCCGGGACCTCGGTCAATATCAAGACGAGATGACTGACATCGCCGTGGAGGGATTCCAGAAGCTCAGCACCGTCCTGCAAAGGCAGGCGGCTCACGTTGCCTCTATTCCCAAACAAGCATAGGAGAGGTAACGTAACGCTATGAATCTAATCTCCTTTCGTCCCACGGCTTGGAGCGAAGTCGTGGGACAAGACAGAGTCGTATCCTTACTCAAGAGTCTCCTGACTACGGGAAAGTTTCTTCCTCGTGGTTTCATCCTCAAAGGTCCATGGGGCCTTGGGAAAACCTCTGTGGCCTACCTTCTTTCCCGTGCGCTCATGTGCGCCGGGAGTGACCCACTGGGTTGTGGAACGTGCCCCTCCTGTCGCTTCATCGACCAAGAGACAATTGAGCATGACGCCGACTTCTTTGAAACGGATGCTGCTGAACACCCCGGCGTGCAAGATGCCCGCAATTTAATGGACTGCATGGCGCAGCCGCCCATCACTGGGAAGCGCCGGGTCGCTGTGATTGATGAAGCCCATCGGCTTTCTTCGGAAGCTTGGGATGTTTTCCTCAAGCCACTGGAGCGCCCCGACACTGACAGTATCTTCATGTTCGTTACCACCGATGACAACCGCATCCCCAAGACCATCCAGTCCCGCTGTTTGCCGCTGACTTTCTATCGTGCCACAGACGACGTGATTACCGGCCTGATGGCGAGCATAGCCTCCCGTAACGGCATTGACTATGAACTTGATGCTATCAAGGACATCGCCAAACACTCCAAAGGCATCATAAGGGAGGCGGTCCGTTGGCTGGGATTCGCCGCCGCACTGGGCAAGGTGAACAGGGAGAACGTTGACAAGGTTCTGGATAATCCCCTAGAAAGCGTATGCTACAGCATCCTGCTGGCTATAAGCCATGGGGACCAAGCCGCTGCCGTCAAGCTTGCCGACGATGGCGCACGGGTAGCGCTTCCAACCAAGGTCATTGAAACTACCTTTTCCCTTTATGCCAAGTCCCCATGGTCGGAGCCAGCCTCGGAGCTTGCTCGTATTGCTGAGACGCTCCCCAACATTAAGGAGACTTCCGCTATATTTCTCAAATGGTTAGCGACCCCGTTCATTCCCGCTGATGCCCTCCCCCTTTTTGTGTACGAGCTTATGGCGGCGGCGAGAATCCTCAAATCAGTCAAGCCGCCGACCAATGCTCCAAGCAAGAATTTCTCTTCCAGCCAAGCCATCCTGAAAGGTGAAGTTTTGTAAAAAACAACTTCCTAATCCTTAATCGGGAAGAAGTTATGTTCATTTATCTCATTGTTAACCACGAGACCGGTAAGTACTATGTCGGTCAGCATAAGGGGAACAATCTAAAGAAATATCTTCAGCAGAAGTTTCACCACGCCCAAAGAGGTATCTCAAACCAATCTCGCCTTTATCAGTCTATGCGAGCACACTCAGACCCCTCTTCTTGGTCCATACACGCCCTCCGGGCCGACATCACTGACCGAGAAGAGCTTGACCAAACTGAACGGGATTTCATCAAGTTCCTGCGGTCGCAGGACCCTGAGTATGGGTACAATATATGCCGGGGTGGGGAGGGAAGAACCGGACCCCTTTCAGATGAAACTCGTAAGAAGATTGGAGAAGGTAATAAGGCTGCTTGGGCTAATCCAGAGACTAAACAGTCCCGCATTGACAGCATACGGAAATGTATGTGTAACCGAGAGGTGTCTCAGGAAACAAGACAAAAATTGAGCAATGCATTAACGGGCAGAGAAGTTCCAATTGAGGAAAGAATCAAGATGAGTAAAGTAGCGAAAGGAAGAAAGCAGGCTCCCGAATGCACTGCTAAAATATCCGCATCCAATCGTGGTAGAAAACGGTCGGAAGAATTCCGTGCTAAGTGCAGACAGAGGGTTGTGTCAGATGAGACTAGAGCCAAACTTAGTAAAATAGCGAGTGCGAGACGGCTTTCTCCCGAGATACGTGCCAAAATCAGTAAAAGCACACAGGGAAGACAACGGGATAAGCTAGGACGTTTGCGCTAAACAATCAGTATTATACTGTGGAGGACCATGTTACTAACATATAGAGACTGCTCCAAGCTGAAAGGCAAGGAGTGGTGTATGCTGGAAGTTCGCAGCGAGAAGACCATCGAACCCACCCTACGCCGGATAGGCAAACAAATACCTCAGATTTTTCGAGAAGATGCTGTGGAATTGTTCATACCGGTAGGTCACCGGGACCTTGACGTTTTTGACCTCACGGCGGCGGCGTACCTCTTTGTCCGCAGTGATAGTTTCCAAGGGCTATTGCGGCTAAAGACCATCACGGGTGTGGTGTCTCTGGTCACTGAGGGAGATTCAAACCGGCCAAATAAGGTAATAAGAGTCTCCGACACGGAAGTTCAGAAGCTTATGTCCCCTGCCGAGAAGCAGTTCAGGGAACACTCCTCCGGGGTAGAGGTGGGGTCCTTTGTCCGGGTTCTTAACGGCGAGACCCGAGATTTCTGTGGGACGGTAACAGCTATTGGAGCCGGGCGGGCGGTCATTCGCATAACCTTGAAGACCAAGAGTATCATGCTGGAGACCCCTGTTCGGAACCTCCTCAACCTCTCCTATGTTCCCAAAGACATACGAACTTACTACTATTGTCCCCTTGTTTCCACCCTCAAGGAAGATGACGAAAAGGAAGGAGAAAAGGCCCTCTCCGAACTTTATGCTGAGTTCGACGCCGAAGAGGCTGAGGCGCTCAAGGAAGCAACTACCGAAAAAGAGATTGGGGAAATCAAGGACTCCACTGTCCGCAGGAAGTTTGCCGCCGCCAGCCGGGCGAAGGATATCAAGGAGGCTTTAAGCCTCATCCGGGAAGACACCAAGCTGGGAGAGTCTCCCCTCGTTCCCACCGCCAAGCGGAAAGACCAGCACGAGCCGCTCAAGAAGTCCCGGCAGAAGACGGTCACAGCCCTTGTGCGCAAACTCATTCTCGTGGATGGCATCCACGTTCCCTCCACCATCGCTGCCAAAATTGTGGAGGCCATCAAGAAAGGGGAAGTCAAATCCCCTAAGAACTACTTCATTATTTACACAATAGTGAAGGATAACGTCATGAAGCACTGGGTGAAAAAGGAAAATCCAGCCTTCAAAAACTACCGGGAAGTGGTGAAGAAGTATGGAGATACCTATAAGTTTTCCGCTAAACAGATGGCAAAGGTGGACCCCTCACTACCAATTCCTTTAGGTAGCAGCAAAGAGGAGTAGAATCATGAGTAATATCGCACCCACGGGAACCACGGGATATATGGGCAACACGGGATATACGGGTCCATTGTCGCCCCCGGCCCCGGTCGCCCCCACCGTAACTGTGCCGCAGGAAATTTTGAATAAGATGGTGAACCACCATATCACGCTCAACTATGTCATCGTTCTCATCCTGTTTTTTGTTCTCACCTGTGGCGGCGTAGGAGCGTACTACGGCCTTAAAGGATATGACAAACTCATGCAGCGGGCGGAGGCTTCTGAGAAGCTCATGGTTCAGTATGAGCAGTCGTGGAAGCAGGCCGACAGCCAGTATCAGAAGGAGGCGACGGAACATGCCGCTGACCGGGCGCAATGGGCCACACAGATTGCCGCCGCCAACGCCAAGGAAGCTGGCCTCATTCAGCAACTAAAAGACCTCAACACCAAGGTTGACCAGTCCATTACCGCCGTTCTCCAGCCGGGCAAGTCGGCACAGGAAGTATTCGGGGACTTGAAGGATTCTTACAAGAACACCCCGCTGCCGCTCACACTTAACGTATCCGCCGACCCGGCGACGAAAGAACAGTTGCTCACCTTCCCCATCACCATCGTGCAGCAGTTTACCGCCACGAAACTGGACCGGGACCGGCTGGCAAGTAACGTGGACAACCTTAACCAACAGATAACAACCAAGAACCAGACCATTGACGGTCTGACCAAGACCAACGCCAGCCTGACTACGGATTTCAATGCTCTTCGGGCCGATGATGACAAGCTTAAGCTCGCCAACGGGCAGTGCCAAGACACTGTGAAGAAGTACAAGGCAGTATCCGTCAAGACGAGATGGCAGAAAATTTGGGCGGGCACCAAAAAGGGTGCGGAGATTGCCGGGGCGCTATTAGCCGGTTATGAACTGGGGAAACACTTATGAAATTAGAGATTTACAGTACTATCAATCAGAAGAAGTTCATCGCCAGTGACCCGGAAGATGACCACGCACCACTCCTCTCATTGGAGTTCTACAACGATATGTCCAGCGGCATCCTCTACGAGGATAAGCTTGAAATCGCCAAGAAGGTGCTGACCGACGCCTCTGAACTGTGCTTCAAAGCACTCATGAAGGGAGTTTAAGATGAAAGTAGAAAGCCTTAGTATTCATAGGATTAGCGTAAAGCTATCATGTGGCTGCGGGGTCATTGCCGACTTCAAAGACAGGCTTTGCAAGGAGCCATTCGCTCCCTTACCCAACAAGGAGGGTGAGGAAGTGGTGGAAGCCAGCAAGGTCTATGACATCTGTAAGAAGCACGCCAAGGACCCGCAGCGCTCCATGTTGGAGTTTATGATGGCGGAGCGTCTGGAAGAGGCCGTTGCGGAGGCGCAGAAGGCTCCAGCAGCGCCTCAGAGGCTTGTTGCCGGTGTACCCATGGCTCCGACCGAGAACTTTGATGGTGAGGCCGTACAGAAGGTTGCCGCCCTCGCCGGGCCGAAGCGCCCGCCCATCGTTAAGACCATCAAGCGGAATCAGGAGCAGCTTGCCGCAGCCGGGGCGGCGGTAGACCGGGAGTTGGCTGGTGTGGCGGCAGAAGAATCCGGGGTAGCTTTTGCTGCGGATGGACCAGCACAATCTTTGGACCAGTTGTTGGATGATAGTGACCCGACCGAAAACAAGAATTTGACGCAGGCCAAGGATTAGGGCATGATGTTTTGCGCCCGCCCAATCCCCATGAGGTAGGACTTGCTGTAGGACCTTGCCAGCACTCGAAGCCGGTAGAAGTTATTCTTAAGGGGCAGTTGGCCTTCCCGGAAGATGAAATACCCTTCTCCGCCCACCAAATAACTGAGGCACATCCTTGGCCCCCGGCGCTCGATTGCTCCTCGTGTCATCTTACCGGTGTTTCCTGCCATAATACCTACCTTATAGAATCTTCTAAGTATTGTGCCGCTTTCCTAAGTAGTTCAGGTTTATCTTTGAACATACCGAGACCGGGATTACATCTTGAGCATAAAATACCACGAAATTTTCCTGTGATGTGGTCGTGGTCCGCTGCCCGTGTCCGATGACCCACTGCTTCCCCGCAGATAGCACAGAACCACCCATGAATTTCTATCCATTTGAAGACCTCTTTGGGGTCGAGTCCTAATTTTCTCCATTGCCGCCGCCATTGGGCTTTCTGTGCCTTGGCTGAGCGCACAGGGTCTTTCTTGCATCTTTCCAACGAGCGTTGTTTTATGTCCTTAGCTTTCTTCGGAAACTTGGAACGCCGTTCCTTTTGTTCGTCTGACTCGCACTTCTTGCAGCGGCTACGTCGTTTATGTCCGCCCCTGCCATCAGGTCTGAGACTATATGCCTCAATTGGGAAAGGATTTCCACACCTGTTGCACCTTTTTTCTAATGGCTCTTTGCCCTTGCACACCGTGCATCTCAGTGCCCTCTTGTCCTTTGTAAGACCACAGGGGCAGAAGTCTCGTTTGTGGTTACAGTCCCGACACAAGGGTTTAGTTTTATATTTAGGTTTACCGCATACGCAAGTATCCCTGCGGTTTTTCAAGTGGCATTGCTGGCATTCTACTGCGTAGCGGTTCTTAGGATTTCCGCAAGCGCATAGGTCTTGCCATGAATGGACGAGTCGTGCCATATGTTTCCTTCACTTATAGTTTTGTTAGGCAAGTTTTGCGCATTAGAGACCGATTCCTTACATTTTTGCAGCACAAATAGGGCCAATGCCGGTTAAGCATGACTCCGGGGTCGTAAGTGTTCTCCCACAAACTCCGCACCTTCCTTCGTGGTATATCTCCGTCATGGGAGGTTCTTGCTCGCAGGCAAGGTACTCTATTACCCAGCTTATTGCTATAACGCACGGGCTGTTGTAGTTAAACTTGGAACCCTTAGTGAGGTTGAAGGTGACCTCGGTTGGGCGGTCAAAAATCATGCCGACATAAGTGTAGTCGTTCTCGTTGTCGGGTCCGCTCAAGACACTGACGAAATATGCCGGAGGCATCCCTTCCTTCTTGGACAAAGGTTTGATTTTGTAGGTGAAATGGTTGCCGGTCTTTTGGCTTCTGAAAGTAACTGTGGGGATATATTCTTTTTCACCAACCTTCCCACTGAGCATGAACTTTAGGGCAGCCTCGGGGTCCGTAATCATTCCCTGCATCATGTTTTCCCTCCACTTACAGTATACCTCAATGTGACCGATTATTTCCGTTATTTTTTGGTATTTATACAGTGGAGGTTGTATGAGCAAATTTGATAGCATTGCGGTTGGTCGGTACTTCAAGGCGGCTGGGGCGAGCTACAAGAAGACCGCTCCCGGCATCTACGTGAGCTTGGAATCCCCCGACATTGAGATTTACTGGGACCCCATGTTTGATGCCAGAATCGAAGGAGTGGGTGCACCCTCGGACGGGAAACCGGTCAATACCGAGGACAAGTTCATCACCAATCCTCAGACCCGGCTGGTTACCCCCAACCCCAATTACAAGTATCGGACCGCCGAGGCGGCTTTCGCCGAGCTTTGGGGTTCCGCTCTGTTCGACTGCGGCCCCGAGGATTACGAAATCATGGTGAAGAAGGCAATCGAAGCCGTCCGGTTCATGAAGGCCAAAGAACTGATGTAGTCTCGATTTCTTTACAGAAAAATCCCAACAGGAGGAAGTGTGAGTAAATCATCCTTACAGCCCAAGCCCTTTGTATTGAAAAAGTCCACCGTCAAAAAGCAGTTCCTCAGTTCCCTGCAAAAGTACTGCAGACAACTCGAAGAAGAACTCCAGAAGATTTACAACAACCCGGATGAAATCGTTGGCAAACTGGCGACCGCCTATCAGGGAGCACAAGGCTCCGCCAAGAGGCTATCCGCTCTTGCCGCCACACTCCTCAAGCACGCCGGGGGCAGGGTGGAACTCAGCAAGGTGGAACTTGAACAGTTCAAGGGCATGGCAATCAACATCAAGTGGGAACTGCCGGAAGGAATCACCGACGCTGAGAAAGCCGAGTCCTACGTTTTCTCCTACGATGCCATTACAGAGGCCGAACTCGCCAAGATGCAGGCTCAGCCCGCCCCACCGCCCGCCCCTGCGCCGGGAGCGCCTCCTAGCGGGCCTGCGGGGCCTTCTACGTTCACCGCCGATGAAAATCCGGCTGATGTCGTGCCTCAAGGTACCGCCTTCCCGGATGCTGTGACCGGTCCTACGGGTCCCGCTGTGGAGGAGTCCACCCCCTCCGCCGACGCAACTGCGTAGGGAAGTTCGACTATCATCCTCATAGTGAAAGCAAAAATTTCGGGGAGGAAACAATGAGTGAGGGGTGCAGGAAAAAAGTGGCAGTTGCCCTATGCTACAAGGACTTTGCCTTTTGGACAGGGTACAGTTCGGTGGGTCTCGCCGTAGCAGCAAAGAAGACAGCGGAAGAACTTAACCAACATGGAATCAGGACTTACGTTATCGGCGTTAAAGATAACGTTGAGCTTCTCCAGTCCATTCTCTTTCACAATGGCAAGCGAGCGAAAGAAGGCAAGGGTCCATTGACCCACTGTGTCATCATGGCACCGTGGATTACGCCGCTGGATTTGAAGGCACTGGTCAACTACTTCCCCGACATGGAGTTCACCGTAAAGTCGCATTGTAACGTGGCGGCTTTATATGGCGATTACCGGGGAATAGGAAACTTCCGCCAGTACGCCGACTTGATGAACGACCTTCCCAACCTTTCGGTATCCGGGAACTCTCGTTCATTCACCCAGTGGTTCAGTGAAGCCTATGGGGTCAATACCTTCCTGCTGCCTGACTTGTATTCCAGTCGGGGCCATCACGAGGGCAAGGTACGGTTCTCATCTCAACCTCTACGTCTTGGTGCATTCGGCGCACTCCGCCCGGAGAAGAACATCCCCTCGGCGGTTGCTGCCGGTCTTCTCATTCAGAACCGCTTGCAGGTGCCCGTCTCTTTCCATATCAATCAGGGAGGGGAGTCTGAGGGCAAGGCCATTGTTAACACGATTGAACAGATGTCTCAGGCTATCCCCGGATTTGATGTAGTCAAGCACAGGTGGATGCCGTGGGAAAAGTTCTCCGAACTCGTGAGAACCATGGACCTCCTGTTTCAGCCGTCATTCACCGAGTCGTTCAATATCGTGACGGCGGATGGTGTGGTCATGGGAGTTCCTACCGTGGTCTCTGACGCTGTGCGATGGGCACCCAAGCAGTGGAAGGCAAACCCCGATAGCCCGGAGAACATCGCCAACGTGGGCCTTCACCTTCTGGACGACCCACGGGCGTGGCTTGATGGTAAGGAAGCTCTCAACGAGCACAACCACAAAGGTCTTCGTCTGTGGAAGAACTATCTCTACGATGAGGAACCAGAGGAGCCGGTCATCCCGGCTCCCGAGCCTGTCCCGGAAGTGGAAGAACCCGGTTGGGTAAGCCAGCTTATTCAGTTAGTCAAAGACCTCTGGTCATAATATGGATTATCATTTGCTTATTTGGGGATGTACATCAAATGATGTTCAAAGATTTGACGGGAATGCGTTTTGGTAGATTAACCATCCTTAAATTGTTTGGCAGGGATAAGTACCAAAAAATAAAGTGGTTGGCTCGTTGTGATTGTGGTGTAGAAAAACCCACTTTAGGAAGACACCTGATTAGTGGTGCTGTAAAGAGTTGTGGGTGTCTTCAAAGAGAAAATGCAAGAAAGTGTAGATTAGGCAAAGCATCCGGGAATAAACTCCCTGCCGGTCAAAGTATGAGAAACCGGGTTCTCTCAATCTATAAAAACCAAGCAAAAAAACGTGGATACGAGTGGGCATTAAGCGATGCCCAATTCGATACTCTTGTTTGTCAGCCTTGTCATTACTGTGGTAGACCCCCTGTTGGATGTGCAAAAACTAAAGCTAACAATGGGGCTTTTATATACAACGGTCTGGACCGCATGAATAATGATTGCGGTTATACAGAGGGAAATACGGTGACTTGTTGCAAAATATGTAATCGTTGTAAAAGTAATATGTCTTATATGGAATTCATTGACTATTTGATTACAGCAAGCCATTATATAAAAAAGATGGGTTTACATGAATCTAAAACTTAAGGCCGAAATTGATGCAATTAAGTGGTGGCACAGGATTGACCTTGGCGACGGGGTCATCACCCCCGGCACCACCGACAGCGAGGAGAAGCTTCGTCGTTTGCATCTCCCCGAGGACTTAACCGGCAAGAGCGTACTGGATGTAGGTGCGTGGGATGGCTGGTGGAGCTTCTTGTGCGAGCGCCGGGGGGCCTCTGCGGTGACTGCCGTGGATACGTGGTGCTTTGACACCGGACGCCGGGGATTTGACCTCGCCACACGAGTGTTAAATTCCAAGGTGGTGGGGATAAAACTTGATGTTCATGACTTGGACCCGGACCTTCTTGGGAAGTATGACTTCGTTCTTTGCCTCGGGGCGCTCCACCACTTTCAAAACCCCCTTCTTGCCCTCCAGAAGCTTCACTCTGTCTGCAAGGGAAAGCTCATCTTGGAAACCCATTTGGATTGGATTTTCAAGGAAGAACCCATATGCAGTTTCTATGATAAAAACAAGCCTTACGGTGACCCCACATGCCTTTGGGGACCAAATCCCCCATGCGTTGAATCTTGGCTAAAGTTCGCTGGTTTCAATGATGCCCACATGGTCAGCATTAAATACAAACCCGCTAACTGGAGTGGTGACCGAGGCGTGTTTCACGCCTTAGCATAATCAAAACCACAACTATCACACCCTCTATTGTGGGGCTATTATGCCCCTAGTGTAGTCAAATTCAGTGCAGTACAGTGGGGGATATATGTCCGCAAAAAGAAAGATTCGTAAGACCCGTGTGTCTCCCGAGGGAATTCAAACGGAGACCGTCAAAGCCAAAACCACCAAACTCAGAGCCGAAATAGAAAGATTGGAGAAGGAGCTTACCGAAGCCGGTGCCGCCGATTTCTTTGATTATGGTGCCGACGTTCCCAAGCTCACCCCCAAGACGGCAGAGACCTTGGTTGCTTCCCTTTTTCATGAGGGGAAGGATGGGGAACCACTGGTGGAAACACCCCCACCCCCGGAGAAGGTCAGCCGCCCCGTGCAGGCACTCGAAAACCTGATGGAAGCGGATGAAGAGAAGATGCATTGCGCCGTGGCAAATGCAGACGCCAAGGCAGAGGCCATCAAAACCGAGGTGGAGGTTTCGGAATTCAAACGATTCCCGCATCTAGCCGTTGATATTGTGCCTTCCCGTGTTTCCGGTTTGGACAAGAGTGCAAACCTCGGTTACTTCCGGTCATTGGAAGGCAGGGTGCTGACTATCCTTGACGCTTCTTCTTCCGACAGGACTCAAAGAGAGGCCCTTAAGACGTTGATACGGAAAGAGTTCAGGAGCACCATGACTTCGGTTGAGGTTGCTCTAACTCCACCAAGGTAGCTATGAAAGCCTCTATTGAGGCCCCATGAATCCGTTGCTCCGCCCCAAGCAGGCGATGCCCTTGACTCCCGAAGCGCAGAAGCGCTTTAAGGTAACGGGGGACCGTGTCTTGGATGAGGTACAGGTGGGGGACTACGAACTCTTTCTCACCGTAGACTCCCGCTTTGGATTTCATCAGATTGGTCTCCAGCGCCGGGGACAGGACTTCACCAGCGAAGAGCAGTTGGAACACATCGTCCCCAAGGTCTGGGGTAGCTTCGACCGCAAGGCGTTCAAGGAATCCATCACCCGCTGGCTCGCCCAATACCACATGCTGGTGGTTGCTTCCCATAGCGCCGTCAAGACCAAGATGTACGGGCTGGCTCTGCGGGCTATCGGGTTTAAGCTGACTCCGGTTCCTTCCACGGGCCTGTTCTCCTACATCGGCGACGGGAGGGAAGACCCTCGTAAGATAAAGATGCTTGAACAAATGGGGCAGTTCATGGAGCAAATGCAAAATCCCCTCGAAGAAGAGCCGGAAGAAGAGTACTAAATTTCCCATAAAACTCAGTATTATAAATAAGCCAAAACGTAATATTTTCTTTGCTTCATAGGTCCGATAATTAAATGGGTGTTTATAAAAGAACCAATATGATTTCCCTATGTGGGGAGTTATGAATGTTAAATAATTTTTATGTGTACGTATTTCTACGAAAGGATGGTACCCCTTATTATGTTGGTAAGGGCCATGGCAAACGGGCGTTTAACGCCAGTCGGAGGTTTCACCCTCGTGATTTAACACGAATTCAAATAGTTAAAGATAATCTTGATGAACCAACTGCCTTTAATTTGGAAAAAAGCTTGGTGGCTAAATACGGTAGAAAAGATTTGGGTACCGGAATTCTCCATAATCACACAGATGGTGGAGAAGGCACCGCCGGATACACTCTAAATGAAAAACAAAGAAAAGTTCGGTCAATAATCTCTAAAAACCAGTCCGCCGTTACACGAGCTAAAATTTCGGCGACATTAAAAGGAAGGAAATTTTCAAAAAGTACTTTAATTAAAATGAAAAGGTCTGCGGTTATTCGGTCAGCAAGTGAAATATATCGCACTATGATGTCTAAAGCCAAGAAAGCTAGCATGACCACTGAAGTTAAAAAGAAAATCAGTCTAGGACTTAAAGGAAAAACGAAATCAGAGACTCATCGAGAACATTTAAGAGAAGCGTGGAAGTTTCGGTTACGGGGTGAAAAAAGAAACGAGGAAAGTAAAAAACACAGTAAAGTCGCTCAACAAAATTATTGGAGTACGGTTACTCGGTTTCAATGTCCCCACTGCGGTAAAACCGTAGTAGAGAGGTTCTATTATAAATGGCACGGGGAAAATTGCAAGAAAAACGTAAGATAACAGATGGTTTTGGGGCTTGGTGGTTTCTCTACTACCATCCTAAACTTAACTGTCGGGTGAGAACCCCGGAGTCTCCTGTGGATGCCGCCCGGTCCAAGCGGAAGGGATTCATCGTTACCAAAGACAGGGGTGGTCAGCACTGGCGGGAATGGCGGCACGAGTTCCATCGTGCTATTGAGGAAAACCTTAGCATCTTCTACACGCTCGTGGACGACAAGGGTGAAGTCAACGATGACAGAACCAAGAATGTCAACCCTGAGTGCTGGCTGGAACTGGGTCACTTGGAGTGGGGTTACATGTCGGAGTGGGATACCAGTACCGCCCTGATGCCCTTCCATGACGTGGAGCTTGACTGCGGCGGTCCCACTTTCGATGAAGCTCTTATCGAGCTTGCCAATTTGACGTTCAAACATTACGGAAACTATCGGCTCAAAAAGAACATGGTTCGAGAAGGGAAGTGCTCTCGCCCGTGCGCCGACTGCAAGTGGCTGAATGCCCTCAGCCGGAAGGTAATGAAGCGCATCAAGAAGGAAAAAGGGGATGCACATTGATTGGGGAGTTGTCGCATATTTCGCTTTTGGCGTAATCTCTATTGGTGGTATTCTTCTCTGGTTTTGCCACAATAAGAACTCATTGTCATAAAAACAACAACTTTCGCTCCCCTTTATATGGATAAACTAACGGAGAGATTTCGTACCTGTATTTGTGGAAGAGAGTTTTCTTACCAAGTTGGTAGGGGTACAGACCGCAAATATTGCTCTGTTAAGTGTAGAACCGAGTATGAAAAGTCTACCTTAAAATCCAGAAGAAAAATTAAAAGAGCGTTAGTTTGTAATACACCAAATTGTGGTAAGCTGGTTGACCGCCCCACCTACGGTCTATGTGAGGCTTGTTATTATCAACAAAGAAGAACGGGCAGTGTGGTTAGACAAGGAGTTAAGTTTCGTGCCGTCAAGAAAGATGGGTATGTAAGACTAATCCTCCCTCAGCATCCTTTAGCGATTAGTGCGGGATACGTTTTAGAACACAGAAAAGTTTTATACGATAGGTATGGTCCCGGCGTTCACCCCTGTTTTTGGTGTGGAAATACTCTTGAATGGAAGGATATTGTGGGTGACCACTTAAATGAAATTAAAGAGGATAATAGTCCAGAAAATCTAGTTATTTCATGTAATAAGTGTAATCGTTTGAGGGGTGGTATGATTGGGTTTTTCAAATGCTTAAGACCGGAAGCCCTGCCCATTTTTTTGAAATGCATGGAAGGGTGGATAATTCCTTTTGTGAAAGAACCACCCGTCTTTCAAACCTTGCCGTTTTCATGAGTTTGGTCTTAACTTTATGAGACTCTAAACACATTGTTCGTAAGTTCTCCATCACTGTCTGCCCACCGTCTTGCAACTCCACGATATGGTCAACTTCCAGCGAACCCGCCTCATGCTTATTGCGATGACAGAGGACACAGCGGTACTTGTCCCGGCGCTTTACTTTGTTGCGGATGAATGACCAGTCGCAGAGGAGGAGGACTTCGATGGTGCATTGTTTGCTGCACCATGAGGTCCGGCGACCGGTTAGAGCTTTGCCGCAGAAGCGGCAAAGGTTAAACCCTAATTCATCTTTACGTTTTGGAAAATCTTCCCAACTATGTGACATTCCTCTTTCTTTAGCCATTTGATTAAGAAAATCAAATATGGAATATATTAGTAATGGGAGGAATATACAACGAATGCACAAATTTATAGATATGAGAAATAGACCAGAGTTATTGCCCCAAGATTGTATATGGATTGTTTTAAGTGATTCACCTCAAGGTGGAGGGAAGAGGGGTAAGCCGTATAAGTGGTATTGTCAGTGTTCTGGGTGTGGGGTTAAACGCTGGATTGTGGGGTTGAATTTACGTTCTGGTAGAACACTAGGTTGTAGACGATGCTGGGGTAAGCGGATGTCTCAAAGGCAGCTTATTGATATGAGGATTCAGCCGTTACCCCCAGAGTGTCCTTGGGAAATTTTGGATGAACCTCCTAAAACTATCCAACAGCAACGAGGTAAGGCATATCTTTGGCACGCACGATGCCGCATTCATGGAGTGAAGTCTTGGATTCGTATAAGGAAAGACAGGAACAGCGGTTGTTACCTTTGCGGGCGGCATCTTCAATCTTTAGGTCGTCAGAAACGGCCCCTTGAGTGGATGATAGCGCAAATTCGTAGAAGTAAAAAATGGGAGGGATTAACTTATGAGGAACTTGTTACTATAACCGAATCTAAAACATGCCACTATTGTGATGAACCCCTAATTTGGAATGCTTTATCCCATAAGGGATGTGGGGCGAACAATAGGACAAACCTTGATAGGAAAGACTCTTCAATTGGATATCGAAAAGATAACTTGGTTCCGTGCTGCCCTAAATGCAATTGCGGAAAATCAAACCGGTTTACATATGAACAGTGGGTAGAAATTGGACAACTCATAAAGGCAATGAGAGAACACCACCCCTATACATTTACTCCCGCTTAGGTGAAGAGGAGAACTGGTATTATCCCTCTTCACCTAAGCGGGTATATGTAACCCATAACTAGATGGATGAATGTCCACTTGAGCCTTTTTGAAAAACATAATTACATGGGCGGCGTCCAAGCGACCCAATCGAACAGCTTGTGTTCCGGGTGAACAAGGAAGCTGACCTGCGATGGGCGGGCGTGCCGTCCACAGCCGTGGTCAAATTCCGATGTGCCGCTGAGACTTCCGTTGATGAGAATGTTGCCGGATACAATACCGGGGACATGCCAGTGACCACAGGAGATATAGTCGAAGCCGAGCTTCGCCATGTCTTCCATTTCCTGCCGCCAAGCATCCAGCATTGCCTGCATCCGCTTGATGGCTTCCCGGCCCCGCTCACGTTCGAGGCCATAGAAGGGAATGCCCATCCATGCCTTTACGGTGTCGCCGTGTTCGATGAGGAACTTCACACCCACCATATCGACCACATGCTTCATGCCCTCGGTAGTGACGATGTCAATGTTCTCGTGATTCTGGAGATAGGCATTGGCGATTTCGTACACCACGTGGCTCATGGAGTTGCTGGACTTCTGCTTGGATTGCGGCTTCTGTAACAGCCGTCCGTGGTTGTCCGCCCCAATCTCCACAAGGGTTATCTTGTCGAAATGGGGAGCGAAAGTGGAGACGGTCTGTGCAAGCAGTTTGCCCGCTTGCGTTGCCTGTACGGGGAGGGGGAACTCATTCGTGCGGCGGAGTTCTTCGTGGATGTCGCCGGATACCCAGTCACCTTCTCCGAAGACATACAGGTTGGGGATGTTGAAGGTAGTTCGGTGTGTATCCACCCAGCCGAGGAACTTCTGCGCAATGTACTTCATACGTTCCTGTGCTATATCCCAGTTGTAAATACCGAATCCCTCGGTCTCCTCGGGCTTGATGATTTCCCCAATATGCCAGTCGGAGAGTTTGATGCACGCAGCCATGTCGCTGCCCGCACCCATGGGTGATTCAAACTCCACGGGCGGTAACGGGTCCAAGCCAGTGATGGCGTCCACAATGGCGTCGGTCATCTCTTGCCAGTAGCCCTGCTCCTCATGTGCTTTCCTGACTTCGTTTCTGAGACGGCTGTTGTCCCGGCGCAGATATACTTCCCTCGGCTCTTCCGGGGGTGGAGCAACTTTGGCGGCTTTGACGGCGGGTTGGGCAACCTTGCGGGCGTGCTTTATGTTGGCTGCATCAAGAAGGGCCTCGAAGGTGGGGAAATACGCAGCCCATCGGTCCTTAAGTGGGCTGTTGTTACGAAAGAAATCACGACTAACTGGCTGGCTTCCATTGTTGGATAGCCTCTGCGCCTCCAGAATAAAATCTTCCCTCGTAGGCTTCTCTGCACTCATAATCCTCCTGTGGCGGTGTTTGTTGGCGTTATCACTACTGATGGGGGTGATAGTTGGCGTTTTGGGTACATTCCATGCACTCGCCGTTACATCCCCTTGATGGAGCATTCTCTGCGCATGATGTCTAATACTACAATTTCCCGATTCTTATTGTTCTTCTTTTTGATTTATAATACCACTAATTTGGTGGTCCCATCTAGTCTGGGGCCATCGTAAGCGTTTAGCCCTTGCCATAGAAGAACATTTTCTGCAAACGCTCCCCCGCTCCTCCATTTGTTTGCATAACCAAGCATATTTATAGTGCAAAGAAACACCACAAACCGGGCAGTGGCGTTCCGTTTTAGTATATAAGGGGGCACATCTATTCTTTGCCGCACAACTACCACACAGCCCGTTAGTCTTATCAGCTATTTTACAGTGGTACTTATTCTTATAGATTAGTCTTTTTTTACATTGGGGACAAAGGCGGGATTTTATGTTTGGCGATACCGGGCTACCATCTGGCGAATATCCGGTACGGGCATGAATCAAGTCCCCATTTTGGTACGCCGGGTCTGTCACTCTTACTCGTTTGTAGACACCATCTTTATCTATTGTTAGAACATATCCTTTGTTTACATGGGTGAGTTCCCCGGTTATCAGCCGTGGGTCATCACAGGTGGTATCAATCACAATCCCAGCCTTGTCCTTCGTTGTTATTCTGCCCTTTCGTACATGCACTAACTCCCCGGACAAATATCGAGGGTCATCTTTTCTTACTTTGAAGCGGTTTCCGAGAGAGTCTTTAACATTGACCGTGTATCTCGCAAAGTGCGTTAGGCTACCGTCTTTAAGGCGGGGGTCATTTGTTTCTACATGGTATATATCCCCATTTTTATCCTTTGCGGCAACCTTTCCTCTCATTGTTTTACCGCACTGGTCCTTAACCACACTAACCGCCCTTTCGTACTCTTGAAGATATTCGTCTTCTATTTTAATCTTTCCCATTTTGCTCATCATTTTCCATGCATAGGCGGTAGCTTGGCATTTGACGGCCCTGAATAAAAGGTAGTGAGCCTTGAAGTGGTCAAATGGGCTTATTTTAACTGAATTCCACGGATGACCGACTCTACTCTTGTATTCCGGGAACATAGATTTAGGGAGGATGTGGTGCCAGTTTCCTTTTTCTCTTTCTGGTAGTTTTGACTTTTGGATGTGGTCTAAGTATGCCCAAAAGGCGTCTCGGTCAACCATCGGATATCGTTCTATAAATATGTCTATGAGTTCCTTCATTGGGAATCCTCTAATAAGGAGTTCGGTAATCATTTAATACCCGTTTACCGCAAGTTGCTCATGGAATCTGAAAAGAAATTAATTCAAGCCAAGCTTTCGCAGATGCATACTACCGAATTTCGGGGTATGCCCATTCTGATTGAGTGGCCAGCGGGGTTGGAGCGTGTCGGTACTGATGAAGACGGCAAGACGTGGCGAAGGAAAATGCACTTCGATTATGGGCATTTTATCGGTGTAAATGGTAAAGATGATGAAGGATTGGACTGCTATATAGGCCCCTACCCTCACTCTGATAAAGTTTATATAGTAGAACAATTGAAGGCTAATGGGGAGACCCCGGATGAATTTAAAGTGATGCTGGGATTTGATACATTAGAACATGCTCAGCAGGCGTATCTTGTCCACTACCCTAAAGGATGGGAAGAAGAAAGGCTGGGGGACGTGTTTGAGACAGACCTTGGTTCTCTCCGCACTAAAGTGGAGGAGCATCAAGAAGGGGATGAGGACAGGAAAAAGACAGCAACACTTAAAAAGTTTGATACTGGGGAAGTTGCATTCGAGGAGCAAGGAGTTGAGATATACATTTTACCCTTAAACCCTAAGAAGTTACGTCGGGGTGAACCTCATGCTATGTGGACGGTACAGGTTTTGGATGAGGAGAATCGTTTTGCTATGACTTATCGGTCGAACATAATCGACCCCGAAGATATCATCAAGCGTCAGTTGAAGAATTATCTGCCTATACGGGGGACAGTGACAAGCTGGACCAAGGATGATGTTTGGCTCCGTGAATGGAAATCTACACACAAGGAGAATAAAATGGGTAGTTTGAACAAGACAGAGGGACTTTTGGAGAAAATAAAAGGGACAGAATATGACATGGCAGGGTCAAAGCTTTCAGGTTTCTGGCATGACGGCCCAGCGACCTGCATGGACTGCCGCCACAGGACACCCCACTCCAAGAATGCCGAGGGGGTAGAAGTAGACTCCTGTAAGCATCCCGTGGTCATGGTAGACCCGGAGCTACAAGAAAAAAAGCTCCCGGACGGCACCATTGAGGTGGACGCCGACGACTGGTGCCGGTTTGCCCAGAAGCCGGTAAAAAAGGAAGAAAAGTCCGAACCGGCCAAACCAGAAACCCCAGAAAAGCTTGAGAAAAAGCCAATGACCGGCTCCATCTACTTTAAGGTGCTGAACTCAATGAGATAAAGAAAACTTCCGGGCGCATGGTTGAAGGACCCCAAATCCGGTAATATTCATAGGTAGGTGACCATGAAGCCGAAGGGAGTAATAATCAAAGGTGTGCGATTCCGCCCCGGCGAGGTGGACTGGGAAGATGCTTATTCGGAAGGCAGAAAACCCCTCCCCGATTTTGAGAAGGTTAAGCTGGGCGGGGACTTTATCGGTTCCAAGATTACCGCAGTCGGTCTTATCGCCAAGATAGGACACTACTTAGTCATCATAACGGAGAAGAATGAGGAAGCGGACGAGTACGATTACACCGTCATTCCCCTTCACGCTAAGACCACTATTAGGTTTCACAGGTAACTGAACTATGGGTTCCTTTATAGGGGGCTTATTATGTTCATATACCTTATCGCTAATCACATCACAGGAAAATACTACATCGGTCAGCATAAGGGTAGAGACCTCCGCAAATATCTTCACAAAAAATTTTGGGAAGCGGAACATGGTTTAGGCGGGTCCTCCCATCTTTACGCCGCTATAAGAAAATATGGAAGAAGTAGTTTCAGCATTCATGCTCTCCGTTCGGATATCCAAACAAAAGAAGAGTTAGACCAAGTCGAAAAGGATTTTATTATTTTTCTAAAAGCCCAAGACCCTGAATATGGTTACAACATCCGTCGAGGAGGAGAGGGATTTACCTCAGAAGAAGCAAAGGAAATTGCCAAAAATCGACTAGCCGACCCCACATTTATTACCAGATTAACTATGGCGTTGAAAGAAGCATGGAAAGACCCTGAAACTCAAGCCAAACATTCCGAGTCTATCAAAAAATTATGGCAAGATTCGGAGTTCCGTGACAAAGTTGTTAAAAAACTGAGGAGCCCAGAAGTAAGAGATAGAAAATCTAAGGCTAATAGGAAAAGATTTTCTACTTATGAGGCTCGTACTAAACAAGCCAAAGCAGTAAATGCGGGGTGGTCTGATTTAGAGCTTCGCACCAGACAATCTGAGTTAGTTAAGAAGCTATGGTCAGACCCCCAAACTCGATATAAAATGATGGAGGGGGTTAAGAAACGAGCAGCTACCATAAGTTTGAATGGTAAAAAAACTATGTCCAAGCCAGGACACCTGTCTTATATGACTAAAAAAGGGCATTGCCAACGCTGGAACATCAACCGTGGCAAACCTTGTACCTGCGGATATCATCCTTTGCTTATGCTCAAGGTAAATGAGAGAACCACTTAACCCTACTGAAAACAACCCGACTTCCTATTTCTCAATCAGGGGGAAACTTGTCCCCGGACTTGAAAAACCAAGGGTTATATGAGTTCACTCAATCCATTGCTTCAACCGACAGCCGGGGCATCCGGGGAAGCGCCCCCCATGACAGTTCGTTTGGAAATCCATGATTCCCACCGAGGAGAGCTTTCCGGCAGGGTAGAAGCTTGGCTGGAGGGTGGCGGGGTATGGGCGACCGGTCCAGACGGCAAGGAGACCCAACAGGGAACACGTATTGGCTACGTGGACTTTTCGGAGTACGATAACGAAATTTGGATAAAGTACGTTCATGTTCAGCCGGAATACCGTCGCCGTGGTGTGGCGACCGCCATGTACGAGAAGCTCAAGGCAGAGTTTCCCGGTGAGCAAATTGTTAGCAGCGGCACCACGGGAGAGGGTGGGGAACTTAGGAAGTCTTTGAAGGAGCGGGGAGTCATTGCCGCCGATGAGGCTTTGGACTACGGAGAGGTCATCAATGTGCTTCACAGCCTCATGCCGGATGTGGACCCCAGCCTCCCGGAGCCACAAATCAGGATTGCCGACTATACCCGCTCCAAGTGGCTAGGCCGGACCGAGTGGCGGCACGGGGAACCCAATACCACTATCGTCCTTCAAAAAGCCATTTGTCATGATGAGGAGACCCTCCGCCGTATCATTGCCCACGAGCTTGTACACCACGAACAGATGCTTAAGGTGTGGTCAACCTACCCCGGAGGAAAGGTCTTCGATAGGATAGTGAGAATCGAAGGTGGGCATGGTGGGGTCTTTAAGGAGATAGCCAACCGTTGGAACGCCAAACACGGCAAAGACTTCATCACAAATAAATCTGATGAGAGTTACGAGAAACAGTTTACCGAGCGTCCCTTCTTTGTTTTAGTCTCTCGTACTAGCTGGGGTTCTCCCCGTTGGCAGGCGTCTATCCGCATTTCTGGCAAACAGAAAATATGGATGAGCGGCAAGAACATGGAAGAGTACCGGCTGACTCAGACCACCGACCAAGATTTCGTTGATGCCCCTAATATTGGTTCTAGGCATTGGGAGTACCCCCACAAGGATAACCATGGTTTGATTCTCGCTGCCGAGGCATTGATGAAAATGCCAGACCTCCGTTTGCAATGGGATGAAAAGCCCCCGGCAAGTGTTGCCGAGGAGCGTGCCAAGAGGCAGGAGATTTATGAGAAAATGAGGGAGTGGTCTCGGTCCCGGCGACAGAAGAAAACCGAGAAGTGGTTTCAAGACCTCAAAGACAGGTCGGATGCTTACCAGCAAAGTAAGGCATCCGCTGTGAATACTCAGCCCACTCCCGAGGTCTTGGATGAGGCTCGTGCTCTGCGCACGGAGTTGCGCATGGGGGATACCACCGCCGTGAGGGGTCAGGGTAACTGCGGATTCATTGCTGACTCCGCTTCTAAAAAGTATGGTTGGGATGTTTATGCCGGGCTGTACTTGGAAGACAACGGCAAGCAAATCGACCATGTTTGGAACGTCTCGGAAGACGGAACCATCATAGACATCACCCATGACCAGTTTGGACCACCCGATATCAACGTGGTCAAGCCCGGTCAGCCGGGGTACGATGACTACCACGCTTACTGCTGGCAGTATCTCCCAGAGGATGAAGCGAACGCCTGTCCCATCTGTGGTAATGGAGTAGTGAACGAGGAGTCCCAGCCTGATGAAGATATGGAAGAACTGAAAAAGACTTCCTCTCAGAAGGTGGGGTTGGATGCTATCAGGAAACAGGCAAGGGTGAGTCAAAATCTCACTTGGCTAGTCAACTATCTCACCATGAGCAGGCGGGATATGGGTGAGGGATATTCACTATCGGATGAGTATGTCAGGCGGTATGATGAGCTTAATGACCGCTATGGGATAACATGGAAAGACAGCTTTCGATATATGGAAACGGTAAGACAGAAACAGCCGATAAGCGTCAACCAAATTGAGAAGATTGACATAGTAGACAAGTCTATAAAAACAGCAGACTCCCACAAGCAGACGCCCCATAGGGAGAATGACTTCGAGAGCTTGAGTGAAGGCGAGGGGCTAGAGGGATACGCTAACCAACCGGAATGCGAGGGTGGTAATAAGGCGATTATTCCTATGAACGTTCTGGAGGAGCAGGCCAAGCTTACGATGACCGCCTCTCCTGTTGCTCACTTCCCGTCGTGGGATGAGTTCGTTAAGAAAGAAGGCGGGATTGAGAAGATTGTCAATGGGTTTGGCTCCAGTTGGGACCAGTGGGAACCCTATGACCGGGCGGAGACGGAAGCTTTCGATGCTCTGGAGCAGAAGGAGCAACAGGAATATCTGGAGCGTCGGGCCTATGAAGATTTGGAGAACCGGTACTATGATGTTCTTGGCGACCACTCCATGTGGTCCTTCCCATTGGATGTCTACCGGGTAGTTACCCTCAAAGACATCAGGGGATTAAAGCGCCGGGGTATCGGGGTTTTCTGGTCACGGGATGAAAATGCCGCCGAAGCACACTGGGGAAACTTTGGACCGGGGTATCAGAAATACATCATTCATGCACAAGTGCAGGAGCAGGATGTTGACTGGGAGGCAACCGTCTGGGTGAACCTTGACCCCTCCCTTGGAGAAGAGGAAAAGGAGATACGCTTAAAGGAGGGAACACACCCGCAGATACTCGGTTGGAAGGGAACCAGTGAAAATTCATGGCATCAACCCCCGGCAGCTTGGAAGAATGTAACCGCTTCTTCCTCGTGGGTTATCCCCAAGGAAGCCGCCACGGTGGGGTATGTCTATCATGTGACCTATGCCAACCGACTTGAGGATATCATCTGGCAGGGGTTGGAACCCGGTCATCCCCCGGTCATCGGTGAGAATTACGGTTGGCACACTGAGGGGCGTATTTTCTTCTCTGACCCACGGGGCGTGGGGTTCTGGGTCAGTAGAGTGGAGGAGTGGGCTTACCACAACTCAGATAGCCCCGTTTCTGATGGCATGATTCCCGTAGTCTTGCGCATCAAGGAGTACAAACGTTACGGGTTTGAGGAAGATGAATATGGAACGGGTGATGCTGGTGCCGAAGCCTTCTTTACCCAAAAGACCATCCCCGCCAGTCGGATAGAGATGTGGGATGGAAAGGTCTGGCGCAAACTCAATGAGGATTTGCTTGAGGAACTTGGCCTTGTACGCTTTGGCATGAATGAACCTGACCCATCTTGGGACCTTAACGGAACATTGAGGGAAAAGCAGGAAGAGAAGGCAGAGAAAGAGGGGTACTTGGATGAGCAATTTGGTCCTTTAATGAATCCTAGGTTTTCTAATGAAAGTTAACTTTTCAACCCATCTATAGGAGGATATGGATGGGCAGAAAATACGAAAAGGGTAACATTCCTTGGAATAAGGGGTCAGAGCTTTCTAGTGACCACCGAAGAAAAATTAGTGAATCCCATAAGGGAATCAAGGTAATTCGGGGACACTCAAAGGAGGAAGAGGAGGTAAGGAAGGCAGCCAAAAACCAAGGAGAAAAATTCTATTCTTTCCCTCGTCCTTGTTCGGAGGGACACACGTCAAAACGGTTTGTAAGAAATACAGAATGTTACCAATGTCACATTGAACAGTCTCATGCACGACGGGCTATCCGAGCAAGAACACAACGAGAATACAAAATGTATCATTCAGCTAAAGGACGAGCAAGAGAGGGAGGACTAGAGTTTGGAATCACCATGGAAGATATTAAGAAAGCGTGGCCAAAAGACAATAAGTGCCCAATTTTAGGAATTGAATTAGAGTCCAATAAAACTGGAATGGGGCCTCAACGTCAATCCCCATCACTTGATAGGATTGACCCTAAAGGAGGATATGTGGTTGGCAACATCGCTGTTATATCCTACAAAGCTAATTGCATAAAACAAAATGAAACTAATCCCGAAATTTTTGAATCAATGGCTAGGTGGTTACGTTTTAATAAAAAGTAGAGGAGGAAAGTTTGTCATTTGATATACAAGCTGATAAAAATCAAATAGGCTCTGTGTATCTTCTTCACTTCTTAGGAGGTGGGATTTTTCATGGGTCTCAAGCAAGGGTTCGCCATTATTGCGGATTTGCTTTAGACCCCGAGGCCCGCATTGCTTTACATATGAATGGGACTTCACGGGCCAGACTTATGGAGGTTGCCCATCAGCGACATGTAGAATTTACCGTGGCTCGTATTTGGAGTGGAGTGACTCGTGAGTTCGAGCGCAAACTCAAGAACAGTGGTGGTCTGTCCCGCCACTGCCCAATTTGTAAGGCGGAGGGTACCGACCGGGATTCTGTGCGTAAGAAACAGCAGGCTCCTGCGGTGCAGGAAGTACGGGTAGTGGAGGAGAACGAAGTAAAGCATATCGAGCTTATCCCAAGACCCAAGACCGCTGCGCTCACAAGAGACAACGCCCGTTGGAATGGCAAGCCGTTTTCCTTGGGAGCGGTGTCCTTGCTGGATGGGCACATTGAAGAAGCCCACAACTATCAGGAGTGCAAGGCGGGTGGATGGCACCACAGCCACATATTCAGCCAGCCGATTCTGGAGAGGGAACAGAGTGAATACGACTGGACCAAAACCGACCCTCGTGCCCCCGAAGGTCCGCAAGGTGGTGGACCCGCCATCGGCTGGGGCGATACCCCATGGGGAGACTCCCATGGAAAGACCAGTGGAGATATCACCATATTCTGGGTAGAAGATGATGGGTCAATCGGTTGCAACTACCCACTTCCCGAAAATATCAAAGCGGCCATTAAGAAGCAGATTCAGGTCATCAGGTGGAGAAGGGCCGCTGAGGAGGATACACTTGCCAAGCTCGTATGGCAGTTCCGAGAGGAACAAGAGGATTGGTATGAGTGGTTAGAGGACAAATCCTGTTTCCGTGAACAGTGCCTCTGTTTGGCGGACCTGTTAGCGAAGTTTCTGCGGGAACATGGTTTCCCTGATGCCCATCGGGCGGGTGGGTATTATGGAGAAGGACCGGAGAAGGGTGAGTATTTACAAGTAGGAAGGCATGGACTACATTGGTGGGTAGAGACGCAGGATAAAATCATCGACATCACCTGCGACCAATTCCACCCCGGAGAAGAAGATGATTGGCGAGTGGTAATCACCGACCTTAACGACCCGGAGTATCAACGAAAGGGCACCGGCTCGGCGTTGGTCCCCAAGACCGCTGAGGAGATTCCCGAGATTCTCTATCACGTGACTTTTAAGAGCCGGGTTCCTAAGATACTTCAAGAGGGACTGGTTCCCCAAAAGGAGCCGAACTTCCCCTTTGAGGAGAACCGGGGTTTAGTATTTCTGACGGCGATTGAGGGAGTGGATTATTGGAAAAACCTTCTCGCCGAGTTTATACGGGGCAAGGATGATGAGTTGGTTACTCTTCGCATCAAGACTGAGGGGATGCGTTTGGCAAAGGACCCCTTGGGAATGGGAGAAACTGGTGTTCTTTCATATTCAACCCACCTTGTTCCCCCCAAGAATATCACAGTGCTACCAGAGCCAAGAAAGATTGCCTCCGTAGAACAATAGGAAGACAAGAATGTGGTAGCCCATATAGGAAGCTACCGTATCGTTGTAGATGACCCCGGAGACGCTAAATATATTACGGCATGGACGGAGGACAACAAATGTGTTGGCAAACTATCTACCAAACGACAGAGCGACAGTGGACCCCTGAACGACTATCTCGGGATTGCACTGGTGGAAGTGAAACCACGGCATCGGGGATACGGACTGGGCAAGGCGATGTACTTTGCCCTGATGCAGTTCATGAATCCGAAATGGAAGGGAATCAAGAGCTACCTCCCGGAGAGATACAATAAGAAGCGGGTTCCCAACATCTGGCGTAGACTGCAAGGCTACAAACTTCCCGGAGAAGAAGACTGGATGGTTGCCGACCGGGATAAGGTTGCCAAGATAGCGTCAGGTCAGGACTCCCCGGACTGGGAAGAGGATGAGGATTCTCTCCTCACCAAGAAAGCTTGGCAGGATGAGCGCTTCTCCTATTGGGGATTGCAGTTCGCCGTTGACAAAGCGGAGGGGATCATTGCCGCCAATCCCCGGCCTACGCAGAAGGCTCCCAAGGCATTTCTCAAAGCCTTTGTTGGCACCGTGGAAGATGACAAGGCTGAGGAAGAGGGTAGAATCAACCTCATGAATGTGGGCCTGAATAAGGAACACATGCAGACCGTTGATGCTGAGAAGCCCGGTATTGTTGCTCCCCTCATTTTCAAGCCGGACAAGACTCACTCCGAACCGCAGAAACACTACATCCTCATTGACGGAAACCACCGGGCTAAGAAGCGCCTCCAAATGGGTCTGGACTTCATGGAAGTCTACCCCCTCACCCCCGAGGAAGCGTGGCAGTGCATGGCTCCGTACACCTTCCCCAACCTGTTGAAAATCTATGTTAACCCGACCAAAAAGGTGAGGAAGAAGGCGGAAGAGCAGCCCGCCAGACTCCTCTATGTTGACGACATGCGCCGACCCACCGCTCCTGATGTTGATTGGGTCAGGAATTATGAAGAGTTCTTCCAGTACATGACGACGCATCCCATGCCCGAGGCTATTAGTTTTGGATAATGGGGGTGATATCTTTTGACTTCGTATCTATTATATAGAGGATGCGAATGACTATTAGAGGCAATTGCACCGTTTGTGGGGGGAACTTCAAGCGTCGTTATGCTAAGAACTCCGTTCCTATTGTGAAGCTCTGTTCTAATAAGTGCAGAAGGGAGTGGCTACAAAAGGACAAGGTCAAAAAGGAGTGCATCGTTTGTAATAAGGTATTTTCCGTAAGCGCCTCAGTAGCTTATAGATATGTCACCTGTAGTATTGAATGCAAGCGTAAACATAAGGAGGGGGATAAAAATGGAAACTGGCGAGGCGGTATAGCGGGAAATAGAAAGAAAGAGATTCGTTCCGGTAAGCTTCGTCGTTGGCGGAAAGCGGTCTTTGAAAGAGATGGACCCCACTGTGTCTTATGCGGGTCTAGTGATGGGTTAGAGGCTGACCGCATAAAGCCATGGTCTCTCTATCCAGAGTTTAGATATGAAGTAAGTAATGGACGGATATTGTGCAAGATTTGTCATAACAAGCACACCAGAGAGTTAGCCGCCGAACGAAAGAGACTTGAGGCATTGGGGTATGTACGGATAACTTGTCCACGAGAGTACGAGATTTTGGTTTGTCCCAGATGTGGGGTATCTTTCCTTAACAAGAGTGGTCAGAGTATCTATTGCGGAAAAAGGTGTCAAAGAGCGGAAGGACAGAAACGGTTAAGGGTAGCTAAAGCTGCCCGTGGGGAATGTAAGTGTTGTAGCAATCCAGTTGCCCCTAATTACAGTCGTTGTATTAGATGTCTCGAAAAGCAAAGAGTGGAGATGGCTGAATACAGAAAGCCTGATGTATGAGAGATTTAACACAACCAGAGGCAGGCGGTCTTGGACTAACCGCTGCTCGTTATGTTATTGATAACAATCTTTCCATAAAGCGGTGGTTTGTTCATTCACCCAATATAATGGAGAAAAAAGAGTTAGAAAGCCTCTTATTTAACTACTCTCCTGATGGCTACGACTCATCTTTGTACAAGACTCCCCACGTTAATGAAGAAGAGCAAGTCTACGGTGGGAAGATAAAGGGAGGCTTCCGGGTGAAGGCTGCCCGGCGCAGAGTAAATCCCCTTCTGCAACCGTCCGGTCCGTGGCCTGAACGCTCCGCCGATTGGTCTAGGCTTTCTCAAAATGGAGGTTGGATATCTCGGGACGGGCGACCTCTCCCCATGACTCACCCCTACGAACTCCACGGAGAGTGGGCGATGGCGGAAGACCTGTGCGGCATGGATGATTCAGAGGTGGAGGAGCAGGGGGGAGAGGATTACCTCGGATATGCCGAGAACCTTGCCATGGAGAATGGGCACCTCCGGGTTGACCGGGATGCTGGTCAGTTTTCCATACAGGCACGAAATGTCACAAAGAGCCGCCGACTCATCACCGAGGCTCTGTTGATGATGCCATTCAAGGGAGAAGTGACCTTGGAGATGGGTCCACACGACCGCCCAAACTGGTCTAAAAGCCTCATTTCCACGCAGGATGCCGCAGATTGGCTAGAAAATATTCAATGACAGAATAAATGAACTTTCTGAAGCACTTATAGGGGGAAAGTTCATGTTTATCTATTTGATTGTAAATCATGAAACAGGAAAGTATTATGTCGGTCAACATACAGGTAATAATCTAAAGAAGTACCTTCAACAAAAATTTTCAGATGCCAGACACGGACGAGGGGGAAATTCTCGTCTTTATAATTCCATGCGTAAACACCCCTTTCCTCATCTTTGGTCCATCCACGCCCTCCGTTCCGATATCCAAGCTAAAGCCGAGCTTGATGAGACCGAGCGGGACTTCATCAAGTTCCTTCGTGCTCAAGACCCTGAGTATGGCTACAATCTTTGTCGTGGAGGGGAGGGGTTTACCGGACTGCATTCTTCTCAAACTTGTGCTAAAATGAGTGAAGGGGTTAAACGAGCTTGGGCTAACCCCGAAAAAAGAGCCAAGCAATCGGCAAATCTCAAAGCTGACTGGGCTAAACCTGAGTCTTTTTCTAATCGGGTTCAAGCGATTAGGGATTCATGGGCGGACCCTTATTCTCGTTCTAATCGTATGAAGGCTTTTGAAAATCTTGATTTTCACAGTAAAATGAGCACGGTTAATAAGAAAACATGGTCTGACCCAGAGAGAAGGAAAAAACAAGCAGCACTTCAAAGAGAGC